GACGCCATCTTCTCGATAGTAATATGTTATTATCTCTTGCCGCACTACATCATGTTTCTTTGCAGTGTCACAATCTAAGAAGGGCTGTGTCTCGTAACTCATATTAAATCCTTAAACATGGCTTTGCGACCCTCGACGCCAATCTGCGCATCATAGATGTCTTTCAATCTAACTTGCATCATTGATGCCAACATCAGCACTTCATTACGATCGTCACACATCATAATAGCTTCATCAATAGGCTTAACCAACCGTATCATATCTTTTGTCAATTTATCCATTTTTATATGCAAACTCCAGTGCGTTGTTAGCTTCTACCTCAAGTGGTCTATTCTCATACCAGTTACCATGTTCAGCATCAAATTGCTTGCACAGTTCTGCAATTTGACCTGCTGTGATAGGATACTCTTTAAATATAGCATTGCCAGCTGTTGCAATCATAATACGATACATCTGTCTGTACCAACCAGTACTATTAATTGTCATATATTCTGTGGCGAGCTTCTTAGGCCAGAAAGGACAGTCTGAATATCCTGACCAATGATACGATGTGTTATCTAGCTGAGATTTTCTATGCTCTATTACTTGTTCTCTGAATGCATCTGGAAGCCTATCGAGGAAGCTGGTTCCTCCGAGCTTCTCGCTGTATGGCCATCTGTCCATAAGGCTATCAACATTAATACTCTTGCCAGTGTTATCAAATATAAAGTTATGGGCGTTAGCATATTCAGCTGGAATATAATACATCCTACAGAGGTCTTTAGTCTGCTTGTCTCCCATGCCATCTAGCTCAGAGTTGAGAGCTGACCAGAAGTGTTTGAGCTGTGCATTAGATACAGGTCTATTGAGTTCAAAGACGAGTCTAAACTTAGGATGCTCTACGGTAGAGCTGGCAGTACTATAACATATATAGTTAAGATTGCCAAAGCGCGCTTTAAGAGTAGTCTCTAGGTCACCTTCAGTGAGCCAATCATCAACATCAACAGCAGCCCAACCTGCCCACTCCAATACATTATCGTTCTTTCTTGTAGAATCGGGCTTAAATACAGCCGGAGATATAAGTTCTGCATCTTGCTTACCATTTAGTTTCCTTTCAGACATCTTAAAAAAGAACTGAACAAATTGATTCCAATTAGATATATCTATCCGTCTATGAGTCTTGTTATCATAGACAAACCTATTCTGTTCTTCCCACCATCTTGGTGAATTAAATATTGTTAAAGCGTACATGATATAATCTCTGTTCAAGGGTCTTGGAAACATTCTTCCATGTAGAATTATACAAGAATCCTTCAATAAAGTCAAGCTGTGGATACTTATCAATTGACCTGACAACTTGCTCTTGTTCACAATTATCTATAAGCAAGTATGGGATCTTCATATCAATACATTTGCCAATATCTCTAGTAGCAGCGACCTCACTGTGATTACCATCAACAAAAGCAAAGTCAAAGTCAACATGGCCAAACAATTCTTTGACATGAGTTGAGTTTCTAATCTCGCATTCAAACCTGTCACCATATACTTTGTTTAGACTCTCTCGAGCAAAACGCTTTATGCTGAGCAGTCCTTCTGCCACACCTACTGCATGAACAGTTGACTGAGGCATTATCTCCAGCATATATGTGGTAGAGTGTCCCACATGAAACCCTATCTCAAGAATGGTCTTTGGACATATTGTATCTTGCACATGCTTAAAAGCAGCTAGTGCATCCTCTTGGTATGGCATATAGCCCCAACCCTCAGTGGGCCATGTTAAATGATCTATGTTCATCCAAAGAAGTCCTCCAACGAAGCCTTAGGCTCTACTTCCCAACCAACAGCATCTAGAATGTTACGGATGGGTTCTACAAATGACTTATCATACATTGTACCATAATCAATAAACCGATGCAAGTCAAACTCTCTGGGAAGTGCACTGGGATAAGCAATAACATTCTCTTTAATGGGATTAGGCTGTTTCAGATAACAAAACTTGACCTTCTCGCCATTTCGGATCATCTCATACTTATTGTCCACCTTATGCTGCTTGACAAGACGATTGTATAATAGAGCACCACGAGCTTGGATAGGAGTTCCCTTCTTGTAGATATCCTTACGATCATGCCACTTATCCACATCAGATATCCCACGCGGATACGAGACTGCTTCAGGGGAAAGCTTTACAAACTCCTTACGGAAGTCTGCAATAAACTTCTGAGTCTCTAGCTCGGACCCACCAATAATAACCTTAAAGATCTCCTTAAACTTATCACGGCACACCTGAGGAGTAGAGGAACGTACAGCATCAATACCCATCATCTTCAGCTTAGGTTCAGCATACTGTACACCTTCATTATTGTGTACGTTTAAGATGTAACGCTTCTTGGCAACCCAGATACCTTTATCAGCAATCACCTCACGAGCCATCTCCATACGATTCTCATAAGCGCTGGTGATGTCTGACAAGCTTCCATATGCCACATACAAAATCTTTTCGAAGTGATCATGTGTAATCTTATCAATAAACTTAGTAGGGTCACTAGGTTCGAATCGATCAACAAGAGGCTTCATCTTGACATATAGAGAGTCAGTATCAATAGCAATCACATAATCTGTATCATTGGTCTTCAAGAGCTTGTTCATCTCTAGGTTAATAGCACGCTCTGCCCACTTAATAGCAAGCTGACCAGAAGTAGTAATAGCTTCAGCAATGCGGTGATCAAAGTATCGAAAGTAGTTATTGCCCAAAGCACCATACAATGAGTTCATCAGAATCTTAATAGACATCTGCTGGTTCTCTAATGTATTGATCTCATTCTCTAGCTTCTTAGACTTCTTCTTCTCATACTCCTGCTGAGCTTCTAGCATCCGATTCTTGATAGCGCGGCGCTCATCATAGTATTGTTTAATGATCGATGGAATGACTCCGTCCTTATCTTTGCTAAATCGTTGACCAGTAGCTGCTACAGCATATTTCCGATCGTAGAACGTCTGACCGTCCATGATACTATCAACATTTACACCAGGCAACTTACCCTCAATCAAAGTCTCGGGCGACATATTATACTGAACAATGATGTTTGGATAGAGTGAGTTAAGGTCAAAAGAAGTTACCCACTCATGCATACCGATCATAGGATCTTTGACATATGCTCCTGGGTAAGGTTCTTTCTTCTTATGTATACGAGGAGGCACAACAACATTATCTTTTATCAGGTTGCGATATAGAATAGAATCCCAGATTGACGTAGTACCAAACGTCTCAGAGTAGTTAACACCACCACGATATGCCATGGTAATAGCAAGTTCGATCAAACCCATCTTCTCTTCGAGCCGCTCGATAAGCTGAACATCTTTAATGTTATAGTCAATGTACTTCTGAAAGTCATTCTTATACAGGTTCTGTAGTGATCCAAACTCCTCAATAGATAGCTTACGATCTCCGAGAACAATAAATGCTACATGGTCCAACTTATAGGACTCGAGCGTGCCATAACTATATCCAAACTTCTTGAACAGGTCATAGTAGTCAAGCTGTTGAATACCCATCATCTCATAGGCAATATTAGTCCTGCCAGCAATAACAATCTCACGTTGATCGACTACACCCCAAGGAGAGAACTTCTTGTAAACATCTCCACCTATAATATTCTTTACACGATTGATAAGATATGGAAAGTCAAATAGACGGGTATTCCAACCAGTAACAACATCGGGACAATATCTAGGATCTTGCCAATAGCCAAGCCAACTAAGTAAGAGACTAACTTCATCTTCACACTGAATGTAGTGTATCTCGACTCCTTGAACTTCACAATCATCTGCGTTATAGTCATGGCATCCCCAAACGTGATAGATGTTATCGATATTATTCTTCATAGTAATAGCTGTCACGGGATGAGCAGCATCAGCTACAAAGGGGAATCCATCCTCAGAATGGACCTCAATATCTATAGATGTAATATTTACTTTAGACTTATCAAAGGTAATATTGTTGGGAAAGATATCAGTAATAAACTGAGTGACGTAATTAGACATGCCGTGCACTGCAAAGTTATCTACATTGTCATACTTCTTGACAAAGTCAGACGCTTCGCGCATAGTATCAAATTGTACATCTTGTACAAGCTGACCAGTCAGCGTCTTATATTTAATGTCCTCTGTCTTAGTGGTGGGAATGAACAGAGTAGGTTGGTACTTAACCTTACGCTCAACGCGCTTACCACCTCTGATCCCACGATACAAAATATTATTACCATATCTATTCACTGACGTATAAAAGTCCATATTTCCTCCAAACTTATACTATCATTATTATACCACACATATTACAATCGGGCAACTAAAAAGAGCGCCGAAGCGCTCTAATTTTAGGTCTCTGCAAAGTACTTTGAACAGGTCGCTCCAGGGGGACCAACCATCATCTTGTCAAACCACTTTCCATTTTTAGTTTGGCCGCAATCATAGTAACATTTTTTAAATAATACGTTACCATATTTTGGCACCCAAACATAGCCAAATGTAACAAAGACCAGAGTGCATAACACTATTAGTCTTTCTTAGACACAAAAGAATACATATCCTTTGCAGTCTCTGTAAGAGTCTGAATGTCATAGCCCTTCATAGCAGCTTGAAAGTCTTCTTGGGTACTTTGACCTACTTCGTATAGCTTTGTTGCTGTTTGAGTATTCAGTTGATTTTGTTTGTCCAGATAATCCTTAGCCATCGCCAAGACATCTGCGCGTAGTTCGTATGGGTTCTTATTCATTTTTTTAGTCCTTGTGTGTGTGATCAGAGAGGGCCATTACAGCCCTCTCGGTGAATTACTTCTTCAACTTGTCAGCCATAAGAATGCATTGTTTTGCTTCTTCGTAATAACCATGCATTGTAAGATGTTGTGCCGCTCTGGCATAACCAATGATCTCAAGTTTATTCATAATTTTCCGACCTAACCCAGCAAATGGGCTAGCGATAAGATTGTACGCGATTACAGTCATTAGAACGACCGCCGATTAATTTTATCCGAGTAGTCAGAAACTCGCCCGTGAGCAACAGAATAGATGTCACCTCTTGAAAGGCCAATATCATTTAGCTCCGTGTTAGTTAGTTTATTCAGCTCAGTAATAGTTTCGCTGACTTTCCGGTATTCCTGATATGATTTATGTAGTGAAACCATTTTGTCGCTTATAGTTTTAAAGAGTCGTCCGACCTGGGTGATTCCCAGATAAGTCAGTCTCTGTGAGTAATTGTTTGCTAGTTGTGTCATTGTAGACCTCGTTTTTTCCAATTGAAATAATACGAGGACGCATTTGTTCTGGGACGACATATTTCAGCTCTACTGCAAGAATGCCATCACGAATATCTGCTCCGTGCACTTCGACGTGCTCAGACAGCCGGAACGTGCGTTTAAATTTCTTTGTGGAAATACCACGATGAATAAACTCACGACCCCTTGACACATGCTCTCCCGTCACAGTTAAAGTTCTATCTTTAACTTCGATTGAAAGTTCGTCTTCTGTGAACCCCGCAATGGCCAACTCAATCAAATAGTCTGATTCAGATGTCTTAATAATATTGTGGGGAGGATAATGATCTTTTGAATGATTAGCTGTATATTCTAGCTCGTTAAACAAATGGTCAAATCCAACAAAGGATGATCTCGGGAATAGTGTGTGTAAATGTACGCCTGTCATAGTTTTCTCCTTTTACAAGCAAGATGTGTGTGACCGGAACATCCGCGCCACATATGCTATTTATACATCATCCTTGTTTGAGAGTCAACCCTCTTTTTCGTATGCGTTCGTGATCTGCTGCTGTCGGGTCCTTAATATCAAACATGCCAGTCTTTTTGTTGTATTTAAATCTAGTACCAGTCAATTTTACTTTTTGGTGGTAGATATCAAGAAGAGGGATAACTCTAAACTTATAATATCTTAGCAATTCTCTTTTCATAAAATCAGTATTTAATCCATCACCGTACTGTTCTACAGCCCATTTGCATATACCATCATAGTCTTGCTCGACCATGTAATCCAAGAATGGAAAGTGTTTGTGGCCTACATTTTCCAAACACTGATAATTTTCATCTGGTTGATCAACTCTGTCAAAAAACGCTCTATGAGCTGAATCGCATACACCTCGGCCCAGTTGGGTGTTAGGAGTAATGTTAACAGATGTCCAAGGGTTATCTACATGGTCAACAGTCTCGTGCATTTCGCGGGTCCACATACTCCGGTGTTGAGGAAGAATCAACATCATTTCCTTGAATTTTCCCTCAAGTGGATGATAACCACAATGGCAATTCCACTCTAAAATTGTGGCTGCAATAATTTCTTTGAAGCTTTGAACAAAGTTGATATCAGGGAATACCTTCCCGGCGCCCTCTATCGATTTTGTTAAAGGAGAGGGGTCGCACAAGTATAGTGCACTGCGATATCTTAGGATTGGTCGATCTGTCTCTTCAAGTGCAACATGATATGCTTCTCGGAGTTCGGGATAATGCTTGCTACTGTTCTTCGGCCGGATCATTTTCCTAGTTTTGTGATCTGCGTTTGCCATTAATGCACAAAAGAATTCGCCACCAGCGCCAGGGGGGTATATAACAAATTCTACTTTTTTAATCTCGTCAATAACTTGATATACCTTATTATACATACTTTATCGATGCCTTTCCTTCTGCACCAAATGAAAACCCGATGCGGTGATAGGAAGCTGGGGCGCTACGATGAGCAACTCCCTTTGGGACATATATTATGTCCCCTGGCTCAAGCCGCTTTTCATATAACATGTTTTCACCATTAACATTATCCCAAATTGTCCAATCAACATCGCCGTATCCTTGAAGATAGACAACATCCATATTATCAGCGTGGATATGACCTACTGAGTTTTCTGATAAAGATGCGTATACGTGAAGGGTAATATTATTCTTATAAAAGACAGTTGATAGATCTTTTATAACATTCTTTATTGTTCTTGGAATCCTAGTCTGTTTTTCTAAACCTGTCATCTGGAACCGTTCTTGTTGATCGTGGAAGATAACATCAGGCTTAGGCATATGGGGGATTAGTTTGATCATATTGTACATATTAAACTTAGGATCGCCCATATTACCAAGATATAGATAACTGCCCGAACGAATAGCATCGACGATCTTAGACTCTATAATAAAACCCATTAAGTATTTCCAATATTATACTTAGGACAAAGCTCCCAATCAACTTTTTGTTTAAAAGGAATGATTTTAATTTGTCTCAATGGAGCGCAATCCAATCCATCGTTCTTGACTGTGAACGATAATAGTCCCCAGTCACTTAGAAGCGTTGCGATTGTGTTTCTACGGTGAAGGTCATTCTCTTCGAGATTAGCCTTCTTACCATCAAGCATAAACAACTCTTTAAAATGCACAATAAAGTAACGACCCTGCTTGTGCAGGATGTGACAGGACTGATAAAGTTTGTTTTCTTTTCTTGAAGCGACACCAATACGAGTCAGTGTCTCTCGGACCTTGAGAAAGTCGTCCGGTTCATTCAAAGTAATTTCCAACATATCTGTTGGCGACCACTCTATTAAATTATTTTCTTCCACCCTTGTTCACCTTTTTTCTTAATTCTTTAATTTGCTCAGAAGTAAGAAGATTGTGAACTTGACGTGCTTTTTCATTGCTGTAGCCATAATACTCTTTCACAACTTCAATATCACTATCCAAGTCAGGTTTAATCCATTTCGAGAAGCGTTTCCGTTTCCTAACGATATTTATAAGGAAGTGATATTGGAGTTTATTATCAAGGTGATGATACCGATTCATCTCATTAGCAATGCACACAGTATCAGGAAAGTATGATAAAGACCGATTAACCATATAAGGGTTATATGCTTTCTCAGACAGATCATCTTCCATAATGTCTTGCTTGGTATCGTTAATACTATTTAAGAAGGTAAAGGGGTTCATATTATATTATCCGTTATTTTAATTGATAGTTCAACACTGCACAATACCGTTCAATGTTTTCTATCGTATTCTTCCTCACTCCATGTGCAATGTTCCCATCGTGTACAACTAACATTCCAGTAACTGGTGTTATTTCTAATACAGGGTCTGCTTCTGGGAAATACAATGTACCGCTTCCAGCTGGAGCATCAATGTAATAGATTGCCACCTTATGCCATCTATCGTGCTGGTGAACCAATGTATTTTGATCCCCTGTATATCTCATCACCCAAGATGATGTTAGTTCTCTTTTCAAAGTGCCATCATTAACCACAGAGTCTATTTTATCAAATAGTTCTTCATAGTAATCATCACCCCATATAGACGGTGTATATGTTTCACTAGTAGTTGTGGTCTCAACTACTGTGCTGACCCTAACAACATTGCTTGCATCATTTTGTATTTGTTGTGTAATCTCTGATATAGTATCGCACGGCAAAAATATCCTAGTAGATATTACACCATCGCACAGTGGGGTCCACTGTATCATAGGAAGTCAACCCCAGCCATAATCTCTACCATACACGCAACCGTATTCAACTCATGGTCTGCAACAAATGCGTTCTTGTATTGATAGTCAGCCAAGATAAGGACAAGCTGAGGAATAGACTGAGGTTTAACCTTTTCGTTCATAGAGTCATACAGACTGCGGAATATGGTAGATGTATCCACGTCCTGATTGTTTACAACCCAAGAGCGAACCTTCTTGAAGTTCTTTTCCTTTAACGAGTCAACAAGAGAATTAACAGGACTAGAACCAGAGCTACCGAGAACCCCCGCATGAATGCTATTGTTGTTGGATGCCGCCAGCCTTTGAATTTCATTGATAACCCTCCGCCAATCAGGTGCGTGTTTCATGATAAGCTCAGCAACCACTCTAGGTTCATACTGAACATTCTCTTCCTTGAGAATATACTCAAGTCGAGTAGTCATAAAGTCACCAGCTAGGCTAGCCAAAGACTTCTTAGTAGTATTAAATTCATACACACCACAACGAGAGTGTAGTGGCTCGATGATACGATTCTTAAAGTTACAAGTAAGGATGAATCGACAGTTGTTAGAGAACTCTTCAATGAATCCCCGCAGGGCAGGTTGGGTTGATTGAGGATTAAGGTAATCAGCCTCATCCAGAATTACTACCTTATACCCGCCTTGCAAAGATACAGAAGAAGCAAACTGTTTAATCTTACCCCGAAGGGTATCGATGTTACCTTCTTCTGATCCATTAACCACAATAAAGTCACACCCCAGCTCATTGCATAGGGCTTTAGCTACTGTAGTCTTGCCCAAGCCAGCTGTTCCAGTAAAGAGCATGTTCTGCATCTCACCGGAATCAACTATAGCTTGGAAAGTATCTTTAAGGTTCTTGGGTAGAATAACATCGCTAATCTTGCGAGGACGATACTTCTCGACCCATAAAAAATCTTTAGACATATAGCTCTCCATAATATAAGTTTTAATTGTAGTTCAATTAGAGCAAAAAGTCAATGATTAATTAGTGGCGGCTTCTTCTGCTTGATATGCTTCTGCCATCTGAATGATTGCAGCAGCTTGATCACGAAGGCCTCCAATAGTGGATAACTCTTCGCCTTTGAACGCGCCTCGTTGAGTTAATGTATCAATAACTGCAACTGTGCTACGAGCGACTCGATTACCTAGATCATAGATTTGACTGTGATCTTTTTGCTCGACTACTTTAGTGGCCATTTAATTATTCTCCATAGCTTGATGATTTTTCTAGTGCAATCCAATATTCGACACTAGAGGTTTTGTTAGTAAAGTGAGAGATAAGTTTAGACGAGATGTCTACTTGATAGTCACCAGGCAATACCTTCAGGTTTGCAATGCTAACAATCAAGTTAAACTTATCAGATGAATAACGACCATCTACATCCATAGAGAATGTATTAGACGTTGGATTCTCACTATCAAATACCGTAAGAGCAATAGAGCCATTGTTAGGTGTTATTGATAGTTCAGAATGACCGAGAGACGAAGCCGCTCTCTTAATCTTATTTAGGGCTTCAGAACCCAGGTTAAACATCACATCTGCCTCTGGCATAATAATGTCTTTTGTAGGTGTTGTTAGATGATCTGTATCAGTAAAGAAGTATTTAATGTTAGATCGGCCAGTAGAATCAGCAACAGTTACATTCTGGTCGTTGAATGTTAGCTTAGGCTCATCCACAAGACTTAATACACTGAGAAACTCATTCAAATCGTAGATACCAAACTTAATTGGAAAGTCTACATCAACAGTAGCCTTGCCAAAGATGTTCCGACCCTCAGAAAGAGTACGGATCATATTTCCTTTTTCTACTACAATGTTAGGGTTAATGCCAGCAAAGTTCTTTAATACTTGCTGGACTTGATCAGTCAGTTCCATAATTTAATCCTTAATATAAAGTCAATCCAATTTCAGCTTCAGCTTTAAAGCTCTCCCTTTTATTATCCCAAGCAAGCTCGGCAAATCTGCCAGATGTAGATACCCAATGAAAGAACATCTGATGGACTTTACCATCTGGCAGCTCTTCTCTCCAGTGAAGTACGTCAGGCCCTTTGTATGTAACAGCATCCCCTACATCCAAGAGAACTTCAACAGCATTTTTATCATCTTTTGATTTGACATAAAAAGGCCATATTTCCGTATTACGAGAAAGATTTAATGTAATGCTATATTCGCATGATGGCCTATCAAGATGCTTAGTGAGAATATCGCCTTGGTTATAGATCCTGCCATAGTTATATGATGGAACCAAGTTTACACTCCACTCTCTTGCAATAATGGGAGTCAATTCAACATGAATCTTACAGAAGATGTTATGAAATGCTGGACTCATTGGCACGGTAGGATCTGGCAAGTTTTTTAGTGGATCATAGATATCATCCATATGATCAGCCATCTCTTTAGCTTTAATGGGATCAATTAATTTGTTTATTTGTTTGTAGTACATCACTTAATCCTACTAAAGTTCTTCTCTTTAAAGAATTCAATCTTGCGAGCAAACTTACCTTCCAAGACTTCGCCTTTATGAGAGATAACATATACATTTGTATCGTCCCCAAGACTATATATAATTTTCATCAGATTGTCAACACCTTCAAAGTCTAATGAACTGTCAAAAGTCTCATCGAGTATCAAAAGGTTGGTTGACACTGAGTTCTTCATCTTAGCAATCATTCTCCAAGTAAAAAGCAATGCTAAGTCAATGCGCTGCTTCTCGCCCTCAG